CAGCTCAAGGCCGAGATGACGGCGACCGTCCAGCGGGCGAAGGCGGACGACCCGAAGGAACTGCGGAGGGAACTGGCTCGTGTGCGCCAGGAACTCGCGAAGGCTCAACAGGTTACGCACTCGAGCCCGCAGGCATCCCAAGAGGTCCTGACGGACGCCGACCGCGAGCTGTTGCGCGCGCTCGATCTCACCTTCCGGAACATCGCCAAGCTGCTCGAATCCCCCGATCTAGTGGAAGCTCTCCTGCCGGCGGCGATTCAGCGGGCCGTGGACCGAGGGTTCGCGGAAGCGGCAGGGGAACGCGAGCGATCACGCACGGAGTTCCTAGAAAGACTGGACCGGAAGGGTTTCCAGCGCATCCTTGAGAAGCTTGAGCGCGTCCAGGCGCCCCCACGAGACAACCCCACGATGAAGAGCCCGGCTCGGCCGCTGGGTTCGTCGATGTCCCCGGTGCCGACGCGAACTCGGACCGTGACATCGCCTGCGGCCGGGTCGGGCGATGTTTCGCGCTCGATGCAAACGATTCTCGACCAGCTCGCTGCGCTCGAGCAGATCGGGTATCCTGCGCGGTGGCTACTTCAACAACCTGGGGAAGCTCCGCTCAGCCGGCCTGATCGAATACCCGCAACCCGACCGCGTCACACTGACCGAGCACGGCCGCGCTCTTGCGGCTCCGCCGCAGGCGCTCAGCCAGGACCAGATGCAGGAGGCGCTCTGCCGGCGCGTGGGACCTGCCAAAGCGGCGATCCTCCGCGCGCTCATCGAGGTCTACCCCAAGGCCCTCGCGAAGGACGCACTCGCTGAACGACTCGGCGTCTCGCGCACATCGGGCGGCTACTTCAACAACCTCGGCGCCCTGCGCACCTTGGGCGTCATCGACTACCCTGCGCCGGGTACGGTGCAGGCGCTGCCAGTGCTCTTCCTGGAGGGCTGATGATTCGATGGCTGAAGAGCTGAGGGTCTTGACAGACAAAGGACGATAGATCAGATGGCGAAGGCACGAACAAGGCGGCGGCTGAGCGATAAGCAGCGGCGCTTCGTCGCGGAGTACCTCGTTGACTTGAACGCCTGCCAGGCGGCTATTCGGGCCGGCTACAGCCCAAAGACTGCCGAAACATGCGGGCCGAGGCTGCTCAGGAATGCTCTGGTTGGCCAGGCCATCCAAGCAGGGCAAACCAAGCGCCTCCACACACTCGATATCTCGGCTGAGCGCATCCTGGCCGAACTTGCGCGGATCGCCTTCGGGGACGTGCGCGCGCTCTATGACGAGGACGGCACGCTCAAGCCGGTGCACGAGTGGCCGGACGAGGTGGCCGCCGCCGTCTCAGGGCTAGAGGTTGAGGATCCGGTGGTCCGTCAAGGCCAGGTCGTGCGCGGCGGCGTCCGGAAAGTGAAGCGCTGGGACAAGACGCGCGCGCTGGAGATGCTCGCGAAGCATCGAGGGTTGCTGAAGGACCGACTCGAGCACACCGGCCCGGACGGCGGGCCGATTCCGTTCCGCATTGAGCGGGTCATCGTCGATCCGGACGGCGCCTGATGCTGGCGGCGCCCATGCAGACCGTACGGATTGAGACGGCGCGCGTCTTCCGCCCGCTGCTCGAGCCAGCGCGCTACAAGGGCGCGTACGGGGGGCGCGGCAGCGGGAAGAGCCATGCGTTCGCCGAGTTGCTCGTTGAGCGCTGCCTCATGGCGCCGACGCGAGCCGTCTGCGTTCGTGAGGTGCAGCGCAGCCTGGAGCAGTCGGTGAAGCGCCTCCTGGAGGACAAGATCCAGCGGTTCGGAGTTGGGCGAGCCTTCCGGGTGCTCGACACGCATGTCGAGACCCCCGGCGACGGCATCGTGATATTTCAGGGGATGCAGAACCACACCGCCGAGTCGATCAAGTCGCTGGAAGGCTACGATATCGCGTGGGTGGAAGAGGCCCAAGCGCTCTCGCAGCGCTCGCTCGACCTGCTCCGTCCGACGATTCGCCAGCCAGATTCTGAGATCTGGTTCTCCTGGAACCCCAACCAGCCGACCGATCCCGTGGATGCGTTCCTGCGTGGCCCTGGTCGACCGCCTGACGCCATCGTCGTAGAGGTCAACTACGAGGACAATCCCTGGTTCCCGGCCGTCCTCCGCCAGGAGATGGAATGGGACCGCGGTCGCGACCTGGAGAAGTACGCGCACATCTGGCGCGGTCAGTATCAGCGCAACTCCGAAGCGCGCGTCTTTCGGAATTGGACGGTGCGCGCGTTTCGAACGCCCGGTCGGGCGGAGTTCCTCTTCGGGGGAGACTGGGGCTTTGCGACCGACCCGACCACGCTTGTGCGTGGCTGGGTGGACGGCCGGACCCTCTACATCGACGCGGAAGCCTACGCGGTCGGGTGCGAGATCGACGACACGCCGGCGCTCTTCGACACGCTCGGCGAGCAGGACGACCCGCCTCGAAAGGGCATGGCCCGCCAGTGGCGCATCATCGCGGACAGCGCCAGGCCGGAAACGATCAGCTACATGCAGAAGCACGGCTATCCGAAGATCCGCCCCGCACGGAAGGGCACGGGCAGCGTCGAAGAGGGGGTCCAGTTCCTGAAGAATTACGACATCGTCGTGCACCCGCGCTGCACGCACACGATCGACGAGCTGACGCTCTACTCGTACAAGACGCACCCGCTGACCGGCGACGTGCTGCCGATCTTGGACGACAAGAAAAATCACGTCATCGACGCGTTGCGCTACGCTGTCGAGGCCGTCCGGTTTCGCGCGAAGGGTGGCGCTGGCGCCATGCACATTGAGGGATTCTGACGATGAGCACAGTCACCAATCACCATCCGCTCTACAGCCTGTATCGGCCGACGTGGGAGCAAGCCCTGGATGTCTACGACGGCGGCGGCGGGTTTCTCGATCCCTCCCGTCCGTACCTGTGGGCGCACCCGCGCGAGTGGCTCGACCATTCCATCAAGAGCGATACGGGCACCATCGCGAACCCGAATCCGAGTCAGCCCTCCCCGAAACTCAAGACGCGACGGAAGATGGCCCGGTACGAAAACGTGGCCGAGATCATCCTGGGCGCGGCGATCGGCGCGCTATTTCGTCAGCCCTCGACGCGCACGTTCGGCACAGAGAGCGCTGGCGAGAAGGCCCGACCGATTCAGCAGTGGTGGGCCAACGCGGACGGCCGTGGCACAGCCATCGACCAGTCCATGCGCGATGCCTGGACGGCCGCCGCGGTGCTGGGGCACTCGGTGCTCTTCCTGGACAAGCCAAGGGACCAGGCTCGGACCATGGCTGACGCGGCCCTGCCGATGGTGCGCGCCTACACCGCGCTCGACCTGATCGACTGGTTGGTCGACGACAAGGGCGAGCTCGTGGCCGTCAAGCTGCTCGAGGCGGCGCCGCGCGCGTCGTTCGACCAGAGGGTCATCGCCGCCCAGAAGCGTGTGCGGGTTATCACCACTGAGCAGTGGACGCTCTACGACGAAGCGGGCGCCAAGGTGGATGAGGACGAGCACGGCATGGGCCGGCTGCCGGTCGCGCTGCTCTACGGTCGGCGTCGTCCGCTGACGCCCGTCATCGGGAAGTCGATCATGGGCGACCCGCTGCTCTACATCGACCTGTACAACCTGCATTCCGAGGTGCGGGAATTGCTGAGGAATCAAACATTCGCTGTGCTCAACGTGCCCATCGGCAAGGACGGCAACGTTGAGGAAGAGCAGGCGAAGATCGGGCAGCAGGGCGGCACGGCGAATCTGCTCTTCTCGTCTGAGGCCATCTCCTACGTCAGTCCGGAAGGCACCAACGTCCAGGTCTATCACGAGCACATCGACCGGCTCGTGCGGTCGATCTACCGGCTGTCGGCGGCGCCGTGGGAAGGGGATTCGAAAGACGCCGAGTCGGCCGACTCACGGCTCATCAAGCGCGACGAGCAGCAGGCGGTCTTGTCGAAATACGCTGGCGAACTGCAGCGCACCGAGGACACGCTCACGGAGCTGTTCTACCGCGCCATGTATGGGGACCGATGGGAGCGTGAGCGGGACACCGAGCAGCCCGTCGTTCGCTACCCGGAGACGTTCGAGCCGCCGAACGTGGTCGCGGTCGCCACGGAGGCCGCCGAGGCGCTTGGGCTCGACCTCGGCGCGACGGCCACGAAGGAACTCAAGAAGCGCGCGGTGCGCCTGATCCTGCCGGGCCTGAAGGACGAGACGCTGAAGGCCGTCGACGCCGAGATCGACGGGCAGGAGGTCAAGACGGCGGCCGAGCGCCAAGCGGAGATGCTCGAGATGACGCGGATGCAGTTCGGGCAGCGTGAGCAGGAACCGGAAGAGGAGCCGCCGCCGGCCGAGGGCGAAGGCGAGGAAGGAGGAGC